GGATGACCAAGGAAGATGATAAGCGCCATCGTTATGCGCTAATGATGGGTGCGCACCGCGACGAATGGACAAACTTCGGACGGACACAGTTTAAGAAACCGTTCGACAAAGACCGTTCGCAGGTGAGAGCCTTCTTTGCCGATACATCTACTCCTGATGAGGCAACTAAACGCATCAATTCCTACTTTAAAGGCCCGGCAAGACCCGGATGGATGGATGCTACAAAAACAGTATGGTTAGAGACCGGAAAAGCGACAATAACCTACATGCACGACTACTTGACCGGCGGCAAGTTGTATTATACCGTCGTGGTTAAGGACCCTGCCGAGGATGCATCTCAACAGGCGTGGATTGACACAGTTAAGAAAAAGATATCCACCTCATTCCAAGGAAAGATCGCAGGGATAACGGACCAAACCGAAGCGACAGTTCGCAAGACAATAGCCGACGGAGTTGCGAATGGAGATGGAAATTCTACGATCGGTCAGGCCGTTGACAACATACTCAAGGGGTCATGGCCCGGTCGAGGAGAAACGATCGCACGCACAGAGGTAAACAGTTCAATGAATTTCTCCACGCTCAATGACGCACTATTCGCAGCGCCCGACCTTCAAAAGGTTTGGGCAACAACCGGAGAGACGAACGTGCGTGCGTGGCACGTAGACGCGGATGACCAACATAGGGATCAAGACTCGCCATTCGACGTGATGGATGAACAACTTGACTGTCCCGGTGACGATGCAAACGGCAGCGGCGCGAACGTCATTAATTGCGCCTGTTGTTTGTTGTTTGAATAAAACAAGGAGGACTAAATGATTAATGAGAATAAGCCGAGTGATGAGAATACGGAGTGCAATATAGTAGACGATCCTGTCTTTGCGGGTTATAAGAAAATGCCAGTTCCGCAGGGATGCGACGATTGCAAAACACCACTTGCGGAATGCAAGGGATTAGAAGACCCCGATATGGATGGGATTCACCTTTTTGAAGGCCGATGGCTGTGTGACTCTTGTCTACAATGCCTCGGGAGAATAGAGAAAGGCCTCGAATGAACGGCGTTCCCGAATATCCAAACGCCGAGTTGGTGGATATGCGAGAGGAGGACAAATACGATTCGGTATTCAAGCATCGCAAGTTTGAGATGCTCGAGGGCAAAGTCAGAGCACAGAAAAAGACAATCGAGTCGCTTATCAGCGCACAAGAACACGACGCCGACATAATCAACGACCACAAATCCCGCATAGAAGCCCTCGAACAGCAAGTCAAAGCAATCAACGGGGCAAAACTCGGCCCGATTATTCCTCTAAGGAATATGAGTCAGGCGGACTGATGGCAGGATATAGCCCGTTTGAGGGGCGAGTCGTCAAGCTGATTAACGAGGACTATTTCACTCCGTTGTCCCGTCCCGGATTCGCGTATCGGCTCAAACAAAGCCGATGGAATACGCAGTTTATAGACGTCCTTGTAGACTCTCGCTCTCCCGGGTTTTATCTTGCCATAGAGTGTAAATCAATAGACCCTAAAAAGACAAAGAAGTTTTACTTCTCGTCGTGGCAAAGGATTTCAGGGAGGAACCAAGTCGAAACGATCTCCGACTTTGTAAATAAAACGCAGCGGTTCGGAATCATGGCGGCAGAGATCCGCCAAGGCAGGGGGCCGTTCCCGAACGACATTTTTTTAATCCCGTGGTCGCATGTCGAGTATGCTTTTGAAACGGGCAAAAAATCAATTGACCCCGCAGATTTACCGGGCAAATATCCGCAACTCAAAAAAGAGGCCAATGGTGTGCTCAATCTTGAGAAATGCCTATCAGACCTAAGGCAGTTCTAACGTTTCCTATGGGAAACTACTAATAGTATTACGTTGTATTATACATTGTTATGTCAACTAAAACAGACAAGACGATGATACAAGTTAAAGTTAAAACCCGAGAGCGATTGATCGCATACGGTGGGAAAGGTCAAACGTATGATGAGATTATCAATCAGTTGCTTGATCGGCAGGAAGGGGGAGAAACATTATGAAAAATGCCATGAAATTTCTGACGCTGTGCGTCCTCGCGGGCGTCGTCGTCGCAATGTGCGGATGTACAAGTCCGAGCAACAACGCAGTCCCGACAGTAACGTCGACGGTACATACAAATAACACGACGAAGGCAGCGGTCAAGACGACGAAGGCCGTTGTCAAACCTGCAACAAAGACGACAGTCAAGCCAACGCCCGCGATGGCGACGCCTGTGCCGTATACGCCGACGACTCCGACAACGCCTAATGCGCCTGTAACGGGATCATTTGGTCAAAGCTCATATGTTTTCGCTAACGGCACAGTTGTTACGGCAACCGTCTCGAATTGGCAGTCTAACCCCACCGTAGCAATCGGAAGCACGGCACACGCGCAGACAATACCGATGCAATCATTAGGGAATGGAAAATACACGTACACTTTTGAGGGCGTAATATTTACCGTTCACGGTAGCGGCTCCGGCGGAATGACTCTCGTTGACAACGGCGTAACATTAGCGTCAGCAACGACGACGTGGTCAAATCCAGCACCGACCGCGACGCCTAAACAAGCACCGACCTTAACGTGGACGTCTGACATGCCTCCGCAATCAGGAGTTATGCAAGGCGGATACGCCGACTTCATGGCATACTATAACGACCATCCGGCGAGCGGATTAGGAGCCTTTTATACACCCAAATGGTATGTCGACGGGCAACTTGTTTACACAGGCACACCGACGCAAGCATACGTCTCATGGGGAGCGGACACTGCGAACCTCAGTATAGGCTCGCATACAGTCACGTTGGACGCAGCGGGAACGGGACTATCAATCACCGCGACGTTTACGGTAATACCCGCAGCGAAGTAAACGTAATAGTCTCTCCTCCAAAAAAAGTATTGGAAGCATGGTCGATATTAGAGACTGCCTCCTAATCGGAGAACCGAAGGATATCACGATCTTTGTTAAACGATGTTATGAAACCGGGAGAGAACGTCCGATGAAAGAATGCGTAGAATGTGAATGGCACATTTGGAGCATGATGTTTGGGACACAATGTTCGTTCCCGGAAGGTGAGAAAAATGACAGATGAAACTGACATAAACGACTTTTGGTATGGAGCTCCTAAAGCGGGAGAGGAATTAGAGTTTATCCTTGAAGGCGCGGAACGATTTAAAGGAAGCATTGACCAAATTCTAACTGAGTTTGGGGGGGTGATTGAGCGTACGATGCGCGAGGTAAAGACAAGGTCCGCAATAACCGTCCTCTATCGACAACTTATAAAATACACCGAGACACGTCGAATATATGCGCCCGTCAAGGAGTATGTGTTTGACAAGCAATTGCAGCAAGTGCGCGAACTCGACTTGCTTATAAGCGCGTATGAGTTCGTTATCGACGATCTTAAAAAGACGGTAGATCCCGATGATGAATGAGGTCAGAGGGATACGCAACTTGGAGGTGATAAACAATGATTAGTGACAAAATGTTCCGGGATGCATGTATTGCCGCAGGAGCGCACCAAGTCAGCGATGACGCGGTCGTGGCGTTCAAGGCGTGGATGCTTAACTTCTTGAAAGAAGAGGCAGCAAAGGCAGTTCGCCGAATGCAAGCCGACAAGAGAGTGAAAGTTGAACGTAGGGACATAGGAGAGTAAATGCCTTACAAAGACCCGGTCAAACAAAAAGAATATTTTAAGGAATACGATAAGCGCCGGGACAAAACTGAGAGATACGCAACTAAACGGGCATGGCTCTTGAGAAAAAGGGCCGACCCCGTTTGGCACGAACAAGAGAAAGCAAAGCAAAGAGCGCGAGAGAACCGTAAAAACGCACAGAACAAAGAGATAGTACTCAATCACTATGGAGGTCGGTGCGTTTGTTGTGACGAAACAGAACCAAAATTCTTAACCGTTGACCATATCAACGGCGATGGTAAAGAGCACAGGAAGCAATTGCCGGGCTCAGGAGGAGGTGCGATTATGCACAATTGGTTGATTAAGAATGATTTTCCTGACGGTTTTCAGATTCTTTGTTGGAATTGCAATATGGCAAAGGGCATTTATGGAGAATGTCCGCATAGAGGTTAATATGACAAAAGATTACCCTGTTAAGTTTGGCTGGCTAAAGCAGCGCCCAGATTGGCGAGATATACCATTTCCATCGTTATCTCCGGCCATTGGTGCGGGAGACGTAATCGATATATCCGCGAATGATACACCGATCTACGATCAAAATGGATTCGGTGCATGCACAGGATTCGCCTGTAAATCAGTCTTTGAATATTGGGAGAAGAACTATCTTAAGACTTTTACCGATGAATCCGCGATGTTCATTTACAAGGAAGCACGCGACGCATTAGGAATAACTGGCGATGGCGGCGCAACCCTACGAGCAGTCGCAAACGTTGTTCACAAACAAGGCGTTCCGCCTACATCCAAGTGGAAATACACCAAAGCAAACCTCAACAAAGAACCAAGCGCCGCAGTAAAATCACTCGCGACCAAAACAGAAGCGTCCGGGTTCTATCAACTCGATACGGCGCACAAACCGCTCGCTCAGATCTACTCAGATATGCGAGGCGTCTTGTCAACAGCAAACCTTCCGATAATGGCAGGATTCACAGTCTATACGAGTTACAGTCAAGCGCAGGACAACGGAGGAATGTTCCCGTTCCCGTCTAAAGGAGAGAAGATCGCAGGAGGACACGCGATAGAAGTCTGTGGTGACTATCCGAATATGGAGATCACAAACTCTAATGATGGATCAAAGACAGTAGGAGCGTTCAAACTCAAGAACAGTTGGGGTAAAACAGGCGATAAAGGATATTACTACTTACCGCATGCATATCTCCTCAAAGGGATGCTTACTGATATGTGGGTAGTAACGAATGAAACACACCTTGTACGGATCATGGGCTACGTCCCCGGTGGCAAAGCCGAAGCACAGGCGATGAACCCGACCGTGATTATACAGAACAATACGGGGTAAATATGCAAATCTCAATAAGCATATACGGGGCTTATAGATGATTCAAATAAGCAGCCGCGCGTTCTTGGGCCTAAGATATACGATAGGGTATGTCGGCTCAAGAGGAACAGCGACACGCCGAGCGTATTTCTGAGTAGAGTTCTCGACCACTATGACGGCTCGATATGGATCAAGCCGAACAGCGAACGACAGGCGTTGAACCGGGCATACCGGCGACTTGAGAAAGACCGATTGGAGGAGAAATGACGACTTTTGTTATTAATGAGACGCAAACGCACTATACCATCAAGGACGAGGACGACCCGCTCGGCAAATATACGCAGTGTTTTACCTGCACAAAGTTCGAGGTCAAATACGACGTAGGAATCAAGCTTGATTGTCAGGAGAAGCACATTCCAACATTGCCCGCGTGTGAATACCGGGTCGCTTCGGGCCTCACATTGAGGGTGATAAAATGACAAGCAGTATCGACGTGATGTATGAGGAGTTCAACAACTGTTTCGACCACAATAAGCGGGAGTTCAAGTTTGACCTCAAGACGGCGGACGTGCGTTGTGCGTTGTTTCGAACGGACTACGTGCCTCACCCGTTCAACGATAGGTTTTACGGCGACATAATGTCATACGAGATAGACCTCGAGGAGATGATAGAAGTCGAGGTCGAAGTCGCAAATGCCGGGCCTTTTGGTTTGGGGTTCTCACTCCCGTTCGACATTCTAAAAAGTCACTATGGTTCGCACACAGAGACGCACCTCCTTAACAACGGATACGACGGCCCGCAACCGTGCGGAATGCCGCTCACAACAAGCAAGGGCGAATACAGCGAGACCGAGAAAGCCCCCGACGCGCATGGCGGCCCGGAACACGACGTCAAGTATGAATGGTTCACAACGATGCTCAAAGTCCCGAATCTCGAAGCGGCATGGGGACACACGCGCATGGAGAAAGATAAGGACGGCGTGATGCGTCAGAAATTCCCCGACGGCGCGACGTTCCATGTTGGCACAATCGTCTATTTCTTGAACAGAGACAACGACCCGCACAAGTCACCCTTAATGACGTTCGAATACTCAAAGGGCGGATGGGTGGCACATCAAGGCAATTTCTCCGTGCAACATAATCACCGAGGCAGCGCGATAATGTTCACGCCAAAGCCGGGAACCGACCGACTCAAACGACCAAAACGCAGCGTAGAACAAGATCGCCCCGACGTCCGCAAGTATGTCGCGGAACCAAGTGGAGGCTGCTCATGCAATTAAAGCAGGGAGTTGTGGCATCAGTATGAAACTTTGTCCCCACTGTGCCAACAGTTCGTGTTGTCCGTTTCCTAAGGACTTCGCCGAACTTGAATATCGCAGGTATGGAAAATGTCGACATTATAGTTCAAAAGACAAGGAGGAATACGATGACTGATGAAAAGAAGTTTGATCCGTCGAGGGAGTTACCAAAGGCGGACAGAATAACAGATGACGGAGTAATGCACAAGCAAGCACCCTCGTTGCAACCGTGGACAATCTTAGTTCCCAAAGAGATGATTGTCGCCGTTGAGTACATAATCGAGAACGCGAAAGGACTTGGATTTGAAGACAGTAACGAGTTTGTTAGGTCCGCGATACGCGACAAGATCGCACAGATAAATAACGACTTCAACAGGTGAACCGTGATCAATCAACAACCACTAACTCGCAAGGAAGCGTGGGCAAAAGAACTCGAGGTTCCGCCCGAGTCAGTAGTCTCCTTTGAATCGCAGGCAGGGCCGCTCGAGACTGAAGGCCCGATGTTCTTTATCGTTCAAGACCTCAAGAAAAAAGCTTGGATATTCTGCAATCAACAAGGGATTCAATTCGATACGCTCGTTTGGGGTGAGATAGAGAAGCGACCAAAGGATGAAAAGAAACCGAAAGGGCCTTGGAAGTTCTTTATCACCGCAACAACGCCAACACCAAGGACATTAGGACAAACAGCATTCACCGTTGCAGTTGAATACCAGTATATCACGCTTGTCTATCGTGGAGTTCTCGAAGGCGACGAGGAGGACAAGGCAACCGTCGATGCAATGAAGGCAGCGGAAGCACAACGCGAGAAAGAACGTCTCGAGTTACTAGAACAAGCCGCAAAGCAGGGAGGAACGACACAAACGCCGGAACAGAGTGACGCAGTGGCAGCAATCGAGCAAATGGCAAAGGAGAAAGGACTTACCGTCAACGATTTGCTTGTTCTATTACAAACCAAGGAGGATAAACAAGAATGATAACGGTCACGAATCCCGCCGAACAGATTGCCCGTGCAAAGAGCAAGGACAATATCGACGTTGAGGTATCCACTAAAGACCGTTGCGACTCGGACAGGATAATGACGTGCTATGTGCAATTCAACGCCGAGGAATATCCCGTCGATATGGATTCCTTACTCGCCAATATGCGCAAGGCGGTTCTCGATAGCTGCCCGATTCCTACTCTACTCAAAAACCAAAACACCGGGGTTTTTGATGGTGAGTAGAGTAAGATTCGCAAACGGCTTTGTAAAAAAGTTATGACAGCACCAAGCAGACTCAATCAACGCCGAGAACTTCTCTATGAGACCGGAGATGACCTATGAGCGACACAGAAATCTTAAATTGGATTATTCGCGAGGTGAACCGGGGCCGCGTGATTTATTACGATTGGCAACGCGAGGAATTGCTCTGTGAGATTAAGGTCAGGCGCTTGCGTGATAAAGAGGAACGAGACGCACAGATTCACGAACAAAGCGAAGCAACACGCACCGACGGATACATTGAAACGAACCGCCCCGGCATACTCGTCTATGGCAAAGTACCTGAGGAAAAGGTCGCGGAGATCAAACGAACAGGTAGACTCGACGTAGATAGTCTTGGGGTCTACAAATGAGTAGGAGGTGAGAAGAATGATTGACAGTGGATTACTTGCCCTTGCGATTATCGCAATTGTATGGGGAACGTTCATGTGGCTTCTGTGGAAAACTCCCTTATTTAACGGGATAGTGGAGAGACTATGAAGCGATGCAACGCGCCGTATTGTTACAACCTCGTCAAAGGTTGCAAGTTTGGGTACCTTAGAAAGAACCGTGACTCTAAGGTGCCCGTGTTCTATTGCGCCTGCGTCAAGAACTGCGCCAAGTGCAAGGTAGAAGGTGAGATCTACATGCATCCGCCGGAGGCGAAAGATGAATTACTGTAGCGATTGTCGGCACGTTCGTTACGAGTTATTAGCAAAAGACCCCAAGCAGCGCAAGTTCTGTTTCATTATGTGGCATCGTGAAGAAGACAAGTCGTGCATAATGTGGGGTGAAAAATGACTAAAAAAGTGGCGAAAAACGCATTAGAGCGACACATACTAGACGAAATTCCGTTGAAAGAATTTTCACCTAGCGCGTTAGTAAGTATGCTTATGGATACTCAAAGACTGCTTAAATCAATCGTTAACGAGGTAGCATGGCGCTTAGTTATGAAAAATTAGGCTGAAAAATGACGTTGACCGAATGTATGACGTGTTCTAAATATTATGGCATACGAGTCGGCCCCATCTATACGCAGGTCGACAAGAGATGCGCCGTCGGCGTTCCTTTTGGAATGATGATTCTCAGTCGTGCCGAGGGCGAGGAATACCATTGTCCGCATCGAAAAGAAAAGGATATAACCTAACAAAAGACATTTACTTTAAATGAATCCGGGGAGGCCATCCCTGAGGTTGCACCGATGACCCGGAGGATTCACAATAACGGGCCGAGTTACGGCATTCCTCGACTCGTTTAGGGCGGGAGTGATAGAGATAAGACCATTTTTTCACCTCCTTATTGATTGACACTCCCGTTCTCCTCCCTTTAATGCAGGGATTGACTCGACCCGTATCCAATCGGAACCGGAAGTAACCAAAGGGACGTCAGGATCAAGAGTGATCGTCCGCCCGGGTCAATCCCGCGACTTTATTGTCACACGGCGCATGCCGCGACTTGAGGAGTCAGTTCGGGAGCACTTGATTCCTCAACTTTTTTTAGCGTTTCCAGTAGGAAACAATAGGGTCATGAAAACGAAAAAGCGTTTTAGTTAATTGCATATTCCTTATGAGATTTAATATCCCTTATTTGCTATGAATGATAAAGTAGGACCGTGCCCACGCAAAGTACCGGATTATTCACTCGAGTTCGCAATCGAGTAAGTCGCAATCCAACAGAGAGAATACCTTGGCGTGATGCACGATCAATAGGGCCGGTCGGTGCGTCAGGTGGTTCATCCACAGGCGGCATTGTTCAACAGTTCCTTGGCGCGACACGGCAACAAGCGGGAGTTAAACGTAGCGTCCCGCAATTCTTACAGGCGTATAACGAACTACCGTGGTATAGGGCGGCGATCTCCAAGATCGCAGGAAGTGTTTCCGGTGTAGAGTGGATGGGTTTAACCGAAGACCCGGAAACTGAGCAACTGACGCCACTCAATGATCTACTTGAGGGCGTTAAACACCCGCTCGAGATATTCCTTGACCAACCGCATCCGTTCTTTTCTTGGCAAACAATCACGTTCTTATGGTCTATCCATCTAAAGACGACAGGAGAGGCGTTCGGAATTTGGGACAAGACGCCCGACGGTCTACAGATATGGCCAATAGTTCCGACACAGATCACGCGACTTCCGACTCCCGACGAACCTTTTTTTATGTTATCACTTCCAACGGGGCAATTCCCAATCCCCATTGATGAAATCTTTTGGATGCTTGATCCCGATCCAACATCACTCTATGCGCGAGGATCGGGAGTATCTGCATCATTGGATGATGAACTCTCAACTGATTCAGAAGCAGCGAAAACTATTCGTGCGTTCTTTGAACATCAGGCACGACCCGATATCCTAATCACAGGCAAAGGACTCAATCCCGAGAAGACAAAGCGGATTGAAGAGGAATGGGTCACTAAACAGAGTGGCTTTTGGAATGCGTTCAAACCGCACTTCATGAGTGAAGTTGTCGATGTGCGCGAGTTCAAACAAGACTTTCAGTCAATGCAGTTCATTGAACTGCGCAAGTATGAACGAGACAGCATTATTCAGGTGTTCGGAATCCCGCCTGAGATCATTGGCATATTGCAGAACTCAAACAGGGCGACGATTGAAGCCGCCGATATGTTCTTTGCCAAATACACACTCACGCCGATCCTTACTCAGATGCGTGAGGCGTTTCAGAAACAGTTAGTTCCTAAGTTTGACGACACAGGATTGGTCGAGATTGACTTTATCTCGCCAGTTCAAGAAGACAAGGAGTTTCAACTCGCCGTTATGCAGGCCGCGCCTTGGGCATTCTTAGTTGATGAGATACGTGCACGGGCCGGAGAAGATCCACTTCCCGACGGTAAAGGCGAGGTCTTTGAGCGACCGATGGCATTGCAAGAAGTTCCTCTCGAACAAGACGAGGAACCTGCCGCGCCTGAGTCTCCGGTTGCAAATCCCGATGAACAAACAACACCACAAGAGGAGCCCGCTTCCAACGCTCCCGCTGTCCTAATGTCCGACGAGTCTCGAAAGGCAAAACAAAGAGCGCGACAGGTCAAGGGACGGCGCGTCGTAATGGGGCGGGGCTCCGTCATTAGACTGAGGCGATAAGATGAATTTGACCTATCAATTCAAAGGCACGTATTCATACGACTATCGGGGTCGTGGTTCAGCGGTAGAAGGATTGTTTATCTTATTCAATCTGTATGGTGTGATTAAATGACACTCGCAAAGGACGTGAAGCAGGGCAAGTTAATCGAAAAGATTTTCAAGGTCGATAAGCCGGTCATAGATGGCGATGTGGATGACCCGAACGCACCTTTGATTTTCACGATAACAACGGACGTTGTTGACAGAGAGGGCGACGTAGTTATGCCAAGCGGCATAATGGTCGGCAACTACAAGAACAACGCAGTGATGCAATGGGCGCACAAATACGACGAACTGCCTATCGGCAAGAGCGTCGAGATGTGGGCGAATACCATCAAGTCAGTGAACAAGGACGGCGAACCTGTTGACCAAGCCGCGATTCAAGCGGCAGTCGTATTCCAACCTGACTCAAACTATCACGAATCATACTCAGGACTGCGCGGTTCGATGGTTCGACGAATGTATCTCACGGGATTCCTTAATGCCGTGTCAATAGGGTTCGACCCGCAGGAATGGGAGGAACTCGAAAAGAAGATTGACGAGGGCAAGGGTTTGATAATCACAAGCACGGATGGGACGCGGTTCCTGTCGTGGGAACTGCTCGAGTTCTCGGCTGTGCCTGTGCCCGCGAATCCGCAAGCACTCATGCAACGAAGCAAGGAGTTCGGCATTGACAAGAAGATAATCAAACTGTTCCTCACTGAGATGACTCGGTATTGCACGGAGGAGGACGGCTGTCCTATGAAATCAAAAGCGATAACGGACCAAGACAAAGCCGACTTAGTGGCGGCGTTTGATAAAGAGAACCTTGTTGACCTTTCTGCGTATCATCGCAGGTTGCACATGATGGCAGCGCAGGGCAACATAATGACAGGGTTCAGTCAGAGCGACATGGATTGGCTGCATGCTCAAAATGAGGCGGCAATGTGCAAGTTGCACAAGGCAGATAAACCGCCGACAAAATGCGCGGATGCGTCACCTCTTGAGTGGAAAAAATCATGGGGCGTTCTGCTTACCTTGGAAGATGCGAAGTGTTCACACGTAACGGATGTGACGGAGAGAATCAGGGAACGCGAGGAGGCTAAGAAGCCGCCTAAGTCGTTTAACCCCGAGGAGGATGACATGACGAAAGAACAAGTCGAAGGATTTGAAAAGAGAATTAGTGAACTCGAGGCGGCGATGAAGGCAGGACGTGTCCTGAGTCAGGCAAACGAGAAGGACCTCAGCAAGGCGAATGACATGACCGACCAAGCGGGAGAACTTATCGAGGGAGTGCTCGACCAAGTCGGCGGCACGTATAATGAACCCGCAGAACCGGATGCAAACGCCCCGGCGTTACCGGAGACGGGAACACCCGCTCCGCCAAAGACTCCGCCGAAGGAAGCGGAGACTATTGAGGTTAAAGAACTAACGATTGGCTCGGATGATGACGAGATTGAGGTCGATGTCGATACTCTATTGACCGTCATTAATGAAGAGACCAAAGAACCTGACGACGACGAAATTGTCGAAGTTAGCGAGACCGACCTTTTAGCGGTCATAAACGAAGGCAGCACGGAGGAGGTTTAGATATGGCGACAGAAATGAGTCGGGAGGACTTGCTTGCAGAGATTAAATCAGTCAAAGCAGAGCAGGAACCCGAAACTAAGATAAAGATGACCCGTCGTCAGCTTCAAGAACTACTCTTGAAATCGACGGGCAAGAGCAAAGAGACACTTAAAGAACAAACTGTTGAAGCAGTTAATCAACAGAATTGGGCAATGCGCCAGCAACTCGCAGGAGAGGCGGCGTATCAGCAAGCAAACGTCAATGAGAAGGTCGATCCTATCGGCGGTCTAATGATAGCACTTGCCGCAGGGAAGGGACACATCGGCGACGCGACAGTTTACGCACAGCGGAAGTTTGGCGAGAAGTCAAAAGTATTCAAGGCGTTGAACGTGGCTGTGCCAACAGGCGCAGGAATGCTCGTTCCCGAGACGCTTGCTCCCGAGGTCATTGAACTATTGCTTGCGCAAACCGTCATGCGAAAGATGGGTTGCACAATCATGCCACTCGTCAACGGACAGTTGACCATCACTCGTCAAACAGGCGGGGCAACGGCAGCGTATCTGTCAGAAGGCGGCAACATTGCATACTCGCAACTCGCAGTTGACCAAATCAATTTGCAGGGGCACAAACTCGGAGCACTCACGGCTATATCGACCGACCTGCTCGACTTCGCAACAACGAACGTCGACCAAATGGTGCGCAAAGACATAGTCAATCAGATGGCGCTCCGTGAAGACCTCGCATTCCTCGAGGGCAACGGCGCACTCGCAACACCTGTCGGTCTTAGGAACACGATGACCGCAGCAAACGCGATTGCAATGACGGCAGTTCCGACGGCAGTGACGGCAACAACCGACGCGGCACGGATGGAGAACGTCCTTGATAATGCAAACGTCCCGAACACTAAGAGAGGATGGATAATGAGGCCCGCTCAGAAGAATTGGCTCTCACAAGTCAGAGAGGCAACGGGCGCTCTCGCATTCCCGAGTGTTCAGGCAAACAATACGTGGTGGGGACACCCGATTGCAACAACGACTCAGATTACCATGGACGCACCGACCACGAACTACGTCTATCTTGCAGAGTTCCCCGAGTGCATTATCGGCGACGCAATGACACTCAGGATTGATGCAAGCACAGAGGCGGCTTACGATGTAAGCGGCACAATGGTCAGTCCGTTCTCGAGAGATGAGGCAGTCATTCGCGCAATCAGCATGCACGACTTCAACATGCGGCACACGGGCGCAGCATGCGCTCTAACAGGATGCACATGGGGTAATGTCTAGACTTGAGGAGGATTTAACATGGCAAACAAAAGGGCAATGTTGAGCAACGTCATAACGAAGTGCGCCGAGACCGCAACCGTGACTTACACGGCGGGCGCAACGGTCACTTCGAGCGGAACCGCATTCGTTGTCGGCGTTACTAAACCGTATAACGCTTGCAAGATTCTATTCCCGTTCATTAAAGCGGGCAGTGCGGCAGTCGATGTTCAACTCGAATTGCAGAGTGACACAGGCGCAGCAAGCGCATATCAGAGTCTAACCAACACCGACGGCGTGACAATCACCCAGGTCGGAACGGATGCGCAGCACGGGCACATCGTAACAACGGGAACCGGGATTGTTGAGGCGAACTATGACCTCACGCAGGTCAAGGCAGGAACTAACCTCAAGATTAAGATAACCTGCACGTTCACC